TTCTGCCGGATTATTTTGATCATTTCAGGAACTGTTCTCCTGCCATGATCCGCGATCCCTGAACCAAATGTGCTAGGCAATCGGATGCTTGTCATTCGGTCGCTCACGTCGTTCTCCTTAAGGCTTCACGGCCGGATTTCATCCGTTGATATTCCTTGGCAGCCTGTTCGGCGGTCGCGAAGTTCTTGCTGTAGATAAATTTTTCACAGCCGGCGCTGATGCGGGCATAGTAAGGCTTGCGCCAGTGCTGCGGGCTGCATCTCTTCCTGACCCCGGTGTATCCGTGCTTGTTCATTGGAACACCAAGCTTAACTGGGTCGGCTTAACTCGAATGCGAGCGATAAAGTCCCGGGCCTCCCGCCAGTCGTTTGCGTTCCGTCCCTGGCGGCGAGCTGCGAATGACCACGCCATAGAATCGGCCGAGTGCAGGCAATCCCGCACCACCCATGAGCTGAGAGCCGTTGTCTTGAGGCCAAACCCGTGCAGACGTAAGTCAGGGCGAGCGCGCTTGATCGCGGTCAGGATACCCTCGATCTGCCCGATATCGGTGTTACGCTTGCAGACCGACCCGACGCCAACATAGGCGCCGCGCTTGAACCGGTCCCCGTACATGTCGAGGTGCCGCAGATAATCGGCGACGGCATAGCCCTGCAAAACCGGCATCACGTAGATGCGCGGATCGACGAGTGCGACCAGGGCATTATAGCGCTCAATCGTGAGCCGCTGGTGCTCCTCGACCGTCAATCCAGTCTTGGCGAGAATGAACGGCTCGCACATATAATCCTGGGCGACCGCAGCAACGAGCGTGGGATCGTCGGCCCATCGGTTGATCTCAGTGGCGTACTCAGCGACCGACGAACGATAATGCCCGTGCGTGGCGATCTCGGTAAACGCGCCGCTGTCCATGATCCACGCGCCGGCACCTATCGCCTTCTTGCGACCGCGGATGCGGTTCACGCTAACGAAAGCATGATCGAAGTGCTTCGCATCGCTGGGTTGATGGAGGCCGACGTAGAACATCATTTCTTACCTTAAGGCTTCAATAAAGCTGAATTTTCCTGAGTGAGCTTGAGCAGTAAGACGCCCGGAACATTCCACTGCGCGGCGGCATCTTCCTCGGTATTGCAAGACGGACCTTTCGCCGCGCAATTATCGCATTCGACCCAAGCGTCAGTTACAACGCCATTCCCATCGGTTTCAGTCCAAAGTTCAGCGTGTGATTTTGAGCAGAACACGCAAGGCATAAGATGCATCATCATTCGCCCTTTCGATCGGCTATCGCGTCCATCGTCTTGCGGTTCGAGGCCCGCGTCTTGATGGTGTTGGCGATGTCACTGCAGGCGGCGTCGTATCCTGCGCCATAGGAATAGTCGTCTTCATCTTTCACGGCGCCCACATGCTCCAGCGCGATCTCGGCGCATTCGGCGAAGATGGCTTCACCCGCGCCGGAAGCCGACTTTACTACCGGCTCACACTCTCCTGAATTGAGAGGACTCGCGTCAGGCACGGGTGAACCATAAGAGACACATTTACAGGGAAATGCATCGCCGCACTTTGGACAATTACGGTTAGGCACGGGTGAACTCGGGAGAGCAGCGAGGTAGAGCGGGCGTATGTTCCGCGTCCAACTGTTCTTCGATGGTTCAGCATCGGTGTAGCGCTGTGACCAGGAATTTTCACCGCACCAAGTTTCGTACAGCCATGCGACCGGCTCACCCTGAGCGGGGATGACGCGGGTATTCCAAAGCGCGATTGCCTCATCCTCGGTGCGACGCTCAGGCGTCTCGACGCCGCAAGAGCAGTTGACCCAGAAACTTGCCGGAGATCCAGGCTCGTCCTCGAGCACACATATTGCACCCGGATTTCCACAGAACGGGCACGGCTTCAGCGCGATCTCTTCCCGGCTCATGGCTTGTCTCTCTCTATCGGGGCACACATGTAAGTGTGTAAGTGCTCACACATTTTTAGTTGTTCCCAATCACCGTGAAAACCCACGCCTGACGACTACGCCAGACATTTTCCGCTTGAATCCGCTTGCCTTCGATCCCGGCATTGGCCGACCCTTGCGCTTCATCCCGAACGTTGCCTTAAGCACACGATCAGCCTTGGCCATACGCGGATTGTCTTCCTCGAATGTCTTCTTAGTCGCGCAGACATCGCAATAGCATTTGCAGTTGTCGATCGTAGGTTCTCCACCAAGCCCGTCAGGCTGGACGTGCTCGAATATCAGATGGCCGGCGCGGATCACCTTGCCGCAGCCTGGCGCTTCGCACTTTGGAATGCCGTCAGGTTTGCACGAGCGGGCGAAGGCTGCCTTCTTGATTGCCTGGGGAAACTCGGTGCGCTTCTCGCCTCGCATGCTCATGCTAACTCAATCTCCCGAAATTTCACGCCATGCGTGGCGCCGAAGGCATAGATCAGTTCAATGAGATCTCCCATCTCGGACTTTGACAGGTCCGAGGATGACCGTCCAAGTTCCACGAATCCGGTCCCATCAATGTTCGGTACGGCCCGCGTCTCGCGCTTCAGTGCGTCGAGGAAAACCAGTTTCCAGTCATTCGGCGTCAGCTTTGCACCGTGCCAATGAACCTGGGTGGCCACTTCCGTGAGCATTGCCCAGAGCTTGGAGTTCTGATCCAAGGTTCGGCGCGCCGCCTTGAACTCCACGCGCGTGCCGCTCGGCAGCTTCGCGGCCCAATTGGCGGCACGCTCGCGCTCGGCTCGGCTGTTGAGGATGATTGCGGCCCGGCTCATGCGGCCACCGCCTCGCCGCGCTGGCGGATCTGGGACACCACGGCGTCAAGTTCAACAGTGAAACGCTCGACCTCGGCAGCGAGTGTCTGGATATAGGTCTCGTCCCGCGTCACGCGCTTGACGAACAGCGGGATCCCCGGCCAGTAGATCACGATATCCCAATAACTCCGGCCGGTGACCCAGAGCGTCCCTTGGATCTGCGCGACGTGCTCTGGCGGGCACTTGTCCTTCAGGATGACGTCGATCAGCAGATGCGGAAGCTTGGTCTTGATTTCCAAACCCCCGTCGCCTCCGATCAGCGAATCCGGCGAGCAGCCGGCAATCTCGTTGCGAACAAAGCCAACGCGCTGTAGGCTCGCCCCGGTCTGGAAGATATAGAGGTCGCGGGCTTCGTCCTCCATGGCATGCCCGCGCTCGGTATGGCCGTTGGTGAAGGACTCCATGGGCTCACCGGTGATAATCTCTCCGGCCAGCTTGAGCATGTAGGTTCTGCGGGTCTTGCCTTCTCCCTTCGCGAGAACGTCGCTGAAGGCTGAAGCAGTGGGAATACCCATCCTGGCGCGGAGCCATTCCGGCGAGTTCTGTTCGCAGTCGATAATTTCCGGCATGACTCAGGCCTTCTTGAAGCTGGCAATGGCGTCGACGCAGGCGTCGTAATGCTCGGCCGGGATGTCCTCTATCCTCTTCTGTTTGGCCCATTGCAGGAAGGCCTTGCGGCTGGCTCCTTTAGCTTCGAGCGCATCGATCAAGGCATCTACCTGTTGCGGCACGATTGATCCCTCGGGCGCGGTATAGGTCTCTGGCTCCGCTTCGCTTGCCTTCCCGTCATTATCCTGCGCAGCGGCGAGGCCGAGGGCTGCCTTAAGCGTATAGCGCTGCAGATATGTGATCGTTGATCCGATCTGCTGGATATGATTCTTGTTGCCGCTGTCATCTCGGCCGGCACGCAACGTGGTTTCCTCGAAATGACCGTCGCGGTGAGAAATCACGCAGGTCACCGTGATCGGTTCGTTGACGTTCGACGTGGCGCGGAAACGATACGAGAGACCGTGAGCGCCCAAAATTGGATCAATCGTGCGGGCGATTTCGGCAAGATCCTCATGCCTGTAATCCGTCCGGGAAGCGCCGGCTTTCTTGGATTCGAAACCGACTTGCCGGTTCTTGCGGATAACAGGAATCTGTGTCTTGGCGTCGGCCACAGCCTTATCAAAGGCCTTACGCGCATTCGCCGCTTCCCAGCGCTCTTGCAGGTTCATCAACTTCTCGATCATGTCGAGGTCGGCGCCGGATGAAACAGCCCGGTTGAGCATGTCCATTGGCGTGATCGCCAAAGCCTGCTGGTGTTCGATCTTTTCGACTGCGTTGCTCATATCTTCCGCTCCAGGCATTGCCGGATAATCTCCAGATCGCGCATTTCATCTTCACTTGGTAGCCGGCGCTCTTCAGGTTTGAGCGCGCGCTGGAGCTGCCAGATTGCCAGGAGATCGTTGGCGCGGGTTT